CGCAGAACGAGTCGCCACCGAACACGCACAGGCGCAACGCACACGAAACATAGAGGAGATCTGAAATGCACCGCAACCCAAGCGTCAGCACACACAAGTTCGCGATGATCCCGAAAGCGGACATACCGCGGTCGGCGTTCCGCCGACAGAAAACGCTAAAGACAACCTTCGACGCTGGCTACCTCGTACCGATCTACTGCGAAGAAGTACTCCCAGGAGACACCGTAAGCCTCAAAGCAACCTTGTTCGCACGCATGGCAACACTCCTGCTGCCCGTGATGGATAACCTCTACATCGAGACCTTCTTCTTCTACGTACCCAACCGCCTGGTCTGGGAGAACTGGAAGAAGTTCATGGGCGAACAGGTCAACCCCGGCGACTCCATCGCCTACACCGTACCCTACAAGACGAGTCCCGTCGGAGGCTTCGCCATCGGCGGACTCGGAGACATGTTCGGGCTGCCTACCGTCGGACAAATGGGCGGCGCAGCCACCGTCAACGTCAACGCACTTCCGCTACGCGCCTACAACCTGATCTACAACTCATGGTTCCGAGACGAAAACCTGCAGAACGCCGTCGTCACCTCGATCGCAGACGGGCCCGACACCACAAGCGCGTTCAGCCTGCTACGACGCGGCAAACGACACGACTACTTCACAAGCTGCCTGCCCTGGCCACAGAAAGGAAACACCGCCGTCACGCTACCGCTGACCGGAAACGCACCCATCGTCGGCCTCGGCATCGACGACACCTACAGCGTCGGCATCACCACCAACATCAACGTTACAGAAACCGACGGCTCCGACACATACGCCCGCGCGCTGGCCTCGAGCATCAATCCTGGCCTCACGGTCAAACTCGACCCAACCAGCGGCATCGAACCACAGATCTACGCCGACCTGAGCGCCGCAACCTCCAGCACGATCAACGCGATCAGGCTGGCTTTCGCAACACAAAAATTCCTCGAGAGGGACGCACGTGGAGGTACTCGATACACGGAACTCCTCTTTTCACACTTCGGCGTCAAATCTCCCGACGCTCGCCTACAGCGTCCTGAGTACCTGGGAGGTGGCAAAAGTCCGATCGTTGTTAATCCAATTGCGCAAACATCGGCTACTAACCTCACAGGCGGCTCGACGCCTGTGGGAACGCTCGCCGCAATGGCAACCACAGTCGCAAACCAGCATGGATTCAGTCAGAGCTTTACTGAACACGGCTACATCATCGGCCTCTGCGAGATCAGCGCCGACCTCACCTACCAGCAAGGACTAAGGAGACACTGGTCGCGCTCAACGCGCTACGACTACTACGACCCGGCCTTCGCCACGTTGGGCGAACAAGCCGTACTGACAAAAGAGATCTACTGCGACGGCAGCGGAACCGACGACACGGTCTTCGGCTACCAGGAACGCTGGGGCGAGTACCGCTACGAACCCAGCGAGATCTGCGGACACTTCCGATCCACAGCCGCCGCCACCATTGACCCCTGGCACCTGGCACAAAAGTTCACCGCAGCGCCCACACTAAACGCAACCTTCATCGTCGACGAACCACCAATCCCGCGAGTCATCGCCGTCACATCGACCGGCAAACAGTTCCTGGCCGACGTGTTCTTCGACAGCAAATGGGCACGACCGATGCCGCTCTACAGCGTGCCCGGTCAGATGGATCGCTTCTGATGCTCGACTGGCTAACACCCGGACTAGGCCTGCTCGCCGGAGGCGTCATAGACGCCTTCACGGGACACAGCGCCAACCAAGCGAACATCGCGCAAGCCAATGCGAACCGCGAGTTCTCCCGCAACGCGCACCAAATCGAAGTGGAGGATCTAAGAAAAGCTGGACTGAACCCAATGCTCAGCTTCAAAGGAAGCGGAGCCAACATCAGCGGCGGCGCACTACCCGACGTCAAACCCGTGACACGCAACACGGGCGAAAACGCTGTCAGCGCGATCCAAGCCGCCAAACAGGGGCAACTCCTCAATGCACAAACTGAAGCAGCTCACTCTGCCGCTAACCTCAACGACGCCAACGCCGCAAAAACCCGGACAGAAGAACTACTGCTGCGGCGGGGACTCGGCGGCGGAAAAGTGGAAGCAGAAATCGGGGAGCTCGGTGCCCGCGCTACCTCTCACCTGGCCGGGGCCAAAGAAGCCGAAGCTGCCACCGCTAAGCTAAAAGCGGAACTTCCAAAGATCGCGGCCGAAATCAGAAACATCGGCGCGCAGACCGCTCGCACCACAAGCGAAGACATCAAAATCCAATGGGAGACCGACCTCGCGAGCCTCAGCTACAAAGAACGGGCCTCAGTCGTCGACGACGTGATCGCCATGATCAAAGTCGAACGACAGAAGATGGACCTGTCCCTGCCGGGAGCAGAAAACCGAGCGGCCGCACAATCGGCCGCATGGAGGCAACTCCTCGCCCGCATGGGCTTCACCACTTCGGAACAAAACGAAATCATCGAAAGAACCGCAGCCTCCGCTGCATTCATGAGGACCGGCAAATGAAACTGCGAACCCAAGCACTCGACTACGGCACCAACGCCGCCAGCGACGAAAGCGGCATCAAGTGCGAAGACAAATCCCTGGCGATCCAAAGCGCCAAGGACGATGCCGATATCAACATCATCGTCAGACGGATGGGCCTCGGCCAAGCGGCACCCGTCACGGCACGGATGCCGATGCAGGGCGACTTCGACGAGATCTTCGACTACCGCACCGCGCTCGAGCGGGTGCAATCCGCCGAAAGAGCCTTCATGCAGCTCCCGCCGCAGCTCCGCGCACAGCTCGAGAACGACCCGGCCAACCTGCTCCCGTTCATCCAGGACCCCAGGAACGCCAAAGAACTGGTACGCCTCGGACTGGCTGTCCCGAGGCCCCAGGAGGCTCCCAAGGAGGCCGAGAAGCCGAAAGACGCGCCAAAATAGGCGCTCAAGGGGGGGGCTGGACGCCCCCCCCTTTTTAAGGTGACATTCTGTCACCTAGCACACTTACATCAAGGAAGAAGTGTGCACCCACCACCGAAGGAGCCTCAAATGCGACGCCAGCACGTCAACAAGAACAACAGCGCCAAACAGTTCCGCCGGAACTCGAGCCGCACGCATCCGAACAACATGCGTACACCGATGCGAGGCGGTTGGCGCCTCTGATCACGAACGATGCCCTGCTACTCGCCCCTGCACGCCTACTACCGGGGCGACGGCACCGTCGGAATCCACAAAGCGGGAACCCCAAAAGGAAACGACCCGCTTGAACTACCGTGCGGAAAATGCATCGGCTGCCACCTCGAAAGATCTCGCCAATGGGCAGTCCGATGCATGCACGAACTCCAACTCCACGAAGCCTCCAGCTTCGTGAACCTCACCTACGACAACGAACACGTCCCGGTGTCCCTCGAGCACCGGGACTTCCAACTCTTCATGAAGCGGCTCCGCTTCGCTCGCCGCCCAACAAAAATCAGCTACTACATGTGCGGCGAATACGGCGACCGCACCTACCGACCACACTTCCACGCGATCCTGTTCGGGATCGGGTTCAGCGATAAGACCTACTACCAGAAGTCGCCTGCAGGACACGACCTCTACACCAGCAAAGAACTGCACCGATACTGGACAGCCGGGAACGCAACCATAGGAGAAGTGACCTTCGAAAGCGCCGCATACGTCGCAAGATACGTCCTCAAGAAACAAGACAAGAATAAAAATGAAAGGAAAGGAGAACGCATAGACGCAGACAGCGGCGAAATCTACGAGGTCAAACGCGAGTACGCACGAATGAGCCTCAACCCGGCAATCGGAAAGAACTGGATAAAGAAGTTCCACAACGAGGTCTACCCAAACGACTACGTCATCAGCAGGGCGACCAAAGCAAAACCACCGCGCTACTACGATAATTATCTAAAACGCACACAGCCAGATCTACACGAAACAGTCACCCTTCAACGCAAAGCAAACGCGCTCACAAGGAAGGATGACAACACGCCCGAGCGACTGGCGGTCAAAGAAATAGTCGCAACAGCCGCAACAGCCCTAAAGAAACGAAACCTGGAGTAACAGCCATGATGAAAGTAATAGTCGGAGTCAAAGACCGAGCCATCAATACATTCGGAACCGTCTTCGTGGTGAGAACCACCAACGAAGCGATCCGAAGCTTCACCGACGAAGCCAACAACAAGCAAAGCGCGATCAACCAACATCCCGAGGACTACGACCTCTACCTGATCGCAAGCTTCGACGACGAAACCGCAACGATCCTTCAAGACAAACCCGGCGTCATCGCTCGAGCACAAGACCTAATAAAGAGCTACGAACACCGAGACCGCATCAAAGACCAACTCGCAGAACGAGTCGCCACCGAACACGCACAGGCGCAACGCACACGAAACATAGAGGAGATCTGAAATGCACCGCAACCCAAGCGTCAGCACACACAAGTTCGCGATGATCCCGAAAGCGGA